TGCTTACCAGTTGCTTTCATTTCTACGTGTATAACTCTTCTTTTATCTTCCTTTTCCATGATGCAAATATACTTATATAATTATTATATGTTACATAAAATAATACTTTTATAATTTATTAACTATATAAATAGTATTATTTGTTACATAATATACTATCTTTGCATCATCAGAAACGAAGTAATAACAATTAAAAGATATACGATAATGAAAGCAAAGAATATCATCAGAGAAGTAAGTTACAAAGGTCACATAATAACAGTGTTTGAAGATGGCTTTCATCAAGAATTTGTAATCATAGATAATGACGAATCAAAGCTGTATGATAGCATTGCAGATGCAAAGAGAGTTATTAGAGGCGAGCAACCTTATTACGAAATAAACTGAGTTTAACCAGCAGGGCGAAAGCCCTGCGCAATATAGAAGATTATGAAACGGTATTATTTAGAGCTTAACGGTGTATTTGTGAAAGATTCTAATTCTCTTAAAATCATAACAAGACATTATGAAAATTACCGTAAAAAGTATAAAGACGGTTTAATAGGTGTCTATGACAAACAAACAGGTGAATATATATTTTGATTATTTTAAGTCCTAATCCGGTAGCTTTCGGGCACCACAATATACACGATTATGAAAGCGGATTTAGTTTTAGTTATCAGCCCTGAAGCCCCACTGATGAAGCAACTGGGCAAGGTATTGGGTAAGATGGTAACCCCTTATGACTTCTCTACTATAGAGAGGGGTGAAAAGTACATCACCATACAGCATGATGAAACAGGGCTTGTAGTGGCTTATACGAGTGAAGAAAGATTGAATGTGAAACGATAAATATAGATTGACATGGTAACACCGAAAGAAATTATTGAATTGATAGAGAGTTTACCTAATTCAGAATACCACATATACACAGACGAAAGAGGTGTGACAGTGACTTCTGAATGGCTTGTTGGCAACTTTGCGGGTATGGGATTTGTGGCAGCTACGAAAGAGGATGCAGCACAACGGTTGATTGACTATCTTGACAGACATATTAAGCATGATTCAATAGTGGGTGATATTGTTTGTAAAAGTGGCTATCCTGACTTAAAGAGAGTGAAAGAATATTGCAATAACACTTTTATAGATTAGCTTATGAACTCAATAAACAAAAACGGTTGCAGCGTATGTCAACCCGGTAAAGAGAATTACACTACCTACAACACCAGGTTGAGAGGTAAAAGAGTGAGAATGTACCAGTACGACTACCGTACTGAAAGCGGTGAGTTGTTTTCTTGCTGTGCGCCTACCTTAGAGGCGTGTAGAGAAAGACGGGATAAATGGCTTAGTTCACGACAATAAGCCAATTGTCGTGTATAACGATTGAAGATATTTCGTTATCTTTGGTTGTGGTAGTACCTTTGGGGTACTATCTTTTATGTATAAATTTTATAACGATATAGTGATATGAAGATTAATTATAATGGTCAAGAGATAGAAGCGTATTCGCTCATAATGACAAAAGAAAACGCTTTAGATATTTTGAATGGTAAAAAGAGCATAGAAACACGTATGCTTAGCGCCAAATATGAGAAGATGTTCACGGACTTTGCGCAAGTTGACGAAAACGAGAAATTTAGAAAAGCTGGACGCGAGCAAGAATGTCAACCTATTTTAAGGACTGATATAGAAGCTATTCATTTTTATAGTACTGGTGCACCATGGACACTTGATGTCGCCATTGATGAAATTGGTATAGGCGAAATAACAGAAGAAGGAATAAAGTTCATGCACGATGAATTTGATTTTCATGATTTCGATGAACAGCTAGAAGATTTCAAGAAAAATCCGCCCGAAGAAGTGCCATTGTTCTATTATTTACATATCTGTGAGATTATTCATCATGATGGATTGAAATAATATAAGCCACTTCGGTGGCTTTACTTATTGGTAAAAAGATTGTTTAATTTAAAATTTAAGATTATGGGAGAAACTTACGCAACTGATGCGAGCGGTAATAAATATCGCACTCGAAAAGACTATGAAGCTGGTCGTTTTCAATCTATGGGTAGAAATGCAGCCCAAAGAGCGAGAATTAATCGTAAGGTAGGTGGTAGGATTGCTTGATGATGAAAAAGGCAATAGATATAATAAAAACTATCGCCGAAAGGACTGACAGGGTTATATTGTTTCACTCGGCATCGGGTAAAGACAGTATAGCCCTTTTAGACCTTATTTCACCATACTTTAAAGAAATTGTATGCGTTTATATGTACGTTGTTAAAGACTTATCTCATATTAACCGTTATATAAACTATGCTTGTAATAAATATCCAAATGTTAAGTATGTGCAGATTCCTCATTTTGCAGTTTATTCCTATAGACGCATTGGGTATATGGGATGCGAGAAAAATGAGAAACAGAAACTTTACAGCATGGCTCAGCTTACAGATATAGTAAGGGAGAAATACAATATTGAGTGGGCTTTCTTCGGCTTTAAGCAATCCGATTCAATGAACAGGCGTTTGATGCTACGTACATACGACATGAACGGAATTAATGAAGCGCAAAAGAAGTGTTATCCATTGTCTGAATACAAAAATAAAGACGTCATGGATTATATTAGCAGGGCTGGTTTAATCAAACCGGAATCATACGATTCCAAGCATCAATCATCCGGAACGGACATAACGGATATTAACTACCTTCTTTTTCTTCGTAATAGATTTCCGGGTGATTTGCAGAAAGTTATAAATGAATACCCTTTGGTGGAACGAAAACTATTTGAATACGATTATGAAAGAACTAAAGCAAAGTGAGACAAGAATTATAAAGCGCTCCAAAATAAATCTGAATCCGATTAATCCTAAAAGGCATTCTGATGAGAGGGTAAAATTGCAAAAGAAGAACTTGCAAAAAGTGGGTTTCCTCGGCGGTATCGTATGGAATGAGAAATCGGGAAATCTTATAGACGGGCATCGCAGGATAAAAGCAATGGATTTGCATTATAAATACGATGGTACTTCCAGCACGGATTACAATGTTAAGGTTGAGGTCGTAAATCTGGATGATAAGGCTGAGAAGGAACAGCTTACATACATGGCCGTGGGAAATACTAAACCAGATATTGATTTGATAGCTGATTACATTAATGATATTGATTACTCCGATGTCGGTTTGAGTGAAGCTGAACTTAATGATATTCTATCCATAAGTGGTATTGATGATATTAGATTGTCTGATTCTTTAGATAATTTGCTATCTTCCCCGGTGAAAGAATCAAAGCGTCTTGATAGAACAGATGAAGAAAAGAAAGCTCACATGAAAGAGGTTAAGCAACAGGTTAAGGCAGTGGCTAAGGAACGCCAACTCAATGAAGAAGCTTACATAATGCTTTCGTTCTCCTCCTACGAAGCTAAGGCTGATTTTTGTGACCTGCTTGGTATAAGTACAGATGATAAGTTCGCTAAAGGGGAAGGTGTTTTAAAACTGATTGAATAAGTATGGCAAAGCCGAAGTTTGATTTTGATGATGAACAGAACCTAATCCGTATTGAGGGTTGGGCACGTGATGGTTTGGACGATAAGCAAATCGCAGCAAACATCGGCTACAGTGAAGCGCATTTCTCTGTGTTGAAAGGTAAATTGCCTAAATTATCTAAAGCATTAAAAAATGGGCGTGCGCCCATTGATTTTGCCATTGAAAGCAAGATTTATCGTAAGGCTATGGGGATGAAGGTAAAAGTTCAACAGGCTATTAAGGTGAAAGATGTGTTTTTCGATGAAGAAGGTCGCAGATGCGAGAAAGAACGGGTAGAGATTGTGGAATTAGACCAAGAAGTACCACCTGATACAACAGCTGGTATTTTCTGGCTCAAAAACCGTAAGCCCGAACAATGGAATAGACCGGCTCCAAGAGCTGAAGATGATGCAGATATTCCAACAGACATAGAGCATGGCATCAACATTGATTCTTGGATTAAAGACAAGCTGAAATGATAGTACCTCAAGAAATTTACCATCCATTATACGAGGATAAGGAAAAATTTATAATTCTTATTACCGGTGGGCGTGGTTCGGGAAAGTCTTTCAATGCTTCTACCTTTATTGAGCGGTTGACTTTTGAAATGACTCCCGTAGAGAAAATAGTTCATCAGATTCTTTACACCCGTTACACGATGGTTTCTGCCGGTATGTCTATCATCCCCGAAATGATGGAGAAGATAGATTTGGACGGAACAACGAAGTATTTCAAGACTACCAAGACAGATATAGTCAATAAGATGACTAAGAGCCGTATCATGTTTCGGGGTATCAAGACTTCTTCCGGAAACCAGACAGCAAAACTGAAATCCATTCAAGGCATTACGACTTTTGTCTGCGATGAAGCGGAAGAGTGGACAAGCGAAGATGAGTTCGACAAGATAATGCTCTCCATTCGCAAGAAGGGTATTCAGAACCGGATTATCATTATAATGAACCCATGTGATTCCAATCACTTCATCTACAAGAAATACATTGAGAAAACTCACAAGCTGGTAGAGATTGACGGTGTGCAGGTTCAGATTTCCACTCATCCGAATGTGCTCCATATCCATACTACGTATTTTGATAACTTGGATAACCTTTCTCCTGAGTTCCTGAAAGAGGTGGAAGATATGAAGGTGAGTAATCCTGAAAAGTATGCTCATGTGGTTATCGGCCGGTGGGCTGACGTTGCAGAAGGTGCTGTGTTCAAGAAGTGGGGAATTGTTGACGAGTTCCCGGCTTGGGCAAAGAAAATTGCTTTCGGGCAAGACTTCGGTTATACGCATGACCCGTCTGCTTCCATTCGTTGTGGTATCGTTGATAACGCCCTTTACTTGGATGAAGTGGATTACCGTACTGGATTGCTTTCTTCTGACATCATCAAGACTCTTCGCCCGTGGGGATTGAAAGTCATTGCTGACAGCGCAGACCCACGTTTGATTCAAGAGATACACAACGGAGGAATCAAGATATATGCCGTAGAGAAAGGTGCAGGCTCTATCAATGCCGGAATTGACAAAATGAAAGATATGGAGATTTATATAACCAAACGCTCGTACAACTTGCAAAGCGAGTTCAGAAAGTATGTTTGGGCAAAGGATAAGGACGGAAACTATATCAACGAGCCGGAAGACCACGACAATCACGGAATGGATGCTGCTCGTTACTATGTGCTTGGTGAACTTCTTGGCAAGATTCAGAAACCGAAAGATTTAACAGGAATATTCACACATTAAAAATATAAACTATGCCATTGAATTTAGAAGAAATATTAGCATTGCCTGACATCGGGCAGAAGATAAACTACCTGAAGAAAGGTAGGAAAACTGAACTTCCCGACCGTTGTAAACTTTGGGACGATTGGAATCCGGAACGCCATGAAATCATGGTTGACAAAAAGAAGTATCCGGACAGAAAGGTTCTTGAAAAAGAAGCAGAGAAACACTTCGATGAAAAAACTGGTAAGACTTATGAAATCGAAGCAAAGTATAAGACTGAACCGGTGAACCGTATTTCCATTCCATTGGAACAAGATATAGTGAACATTCAAACTGCTTTCACTGTTGGTACTGAGCCTTCCATAGATTGCACTCCGACTGATGATGACGAAAAGAAGCTGCTTGATGCTGTAAAGGCCGTATTCAAGTCCAATAAAATCAAGTATCAGAACAAGAAGATTGTCCGTGCTTGGTTATCCGAACAGGAAGCGGCAGAATATTGGTATGTTACCGATGATGATTCGTTTTGGGCAAAGTTCTGGAAGAAAATAAAGACTACCTTCGGGGGGAAGGTCAAGCCCACCAAGAAACTGAAAAGCGTGTTATGGTCTCCATTCAGAGGTGATAATCTATACCCATTTTTTAACGACGAAGGTAAAATGATTGCTTTCTCACGTGAGTACAAGAAGAAGCTCATGGATGATTCGGAGGTCATCTGCTTTATGACTATCACGGACAAAATGGTTTATCAATGGGATTTGTCTAAAGGGTATGAAGAAAGAACGCCTTTTGCTCATGGATTCCCAAAACTACCGGTTCTCTATGCTTATCGTCCTGAATCTTATTGCAAGAAGATAAAGACATTCCGTGTCCGGCTGGAAAAACTGTTATCTAATTATGCTGATTGTATAGACTACCATTTCTTCCCACTGCTGAAGCTAATTGGAGATGTAGAGGGTTTCATGGGTAAGGTTAAGGATAGAATGGTCAAACTTACAGGTGAAGGTGCGGATGCCCAGTATCTGACGTGGAACCAAGTTCCGGATACGGTACGTTTTGAAGCAGAAACACTCACTAATATGGCTTATGATATGTCAAACACTCCAAGAATATCCTTTGAGACGTTGAAGGGGGTAGGCAAAGCATCAGGAACCGCTTTCCGCTTTATGTTCATGGGTGCACATATGGCGGTAGAAAATCACGGTGAGGTTATCGGCGAGTTTTTACAGCGGAGAGTAAATTTCATTGTTTCCGCTTTAGGCTCTATCAATCCAACCGAGTTTAGCAAGGCATCGCAGACCATTGACATAGAAACAGAACTGGTTCCATATATGATTGATGATTTGAATGATAAGGTTACTACGGCTGTCTCCGCTGTTAGTGGTGGTGTATGGTCAAGACGTGAGGGCATTATGTTTGCTGGGAACGCGGATCGCATTGATGAAGAGCTGAAGGAAATCAAAGAGGAACAGGTGGCAAAGAATGAGCAAATCGGAAATAAGGGACAGAAAAACGCCTCTTAGTCAGAAAAATTACGGGATTTATAATTTTTTGATAGGGAAAATAGGATAGTTAGTGGTGACTCTTTGGAGTTGCCGCTATTTTTTTGCTCTTTAAATTGTAAATATTAGAATATAATTTTGAATTATAGAATTATATATGTATTTTTGTCACACGATAATTGAGTAACCAATGAGAATATTTACCGAACAAGCATTAAAAGAATATGCAGAGAACCATCCCGATTCAAAGGTCGCTTTGCAAGAATGGACTACCATTGTGAAAAGAAGTAAGTGGACCTGTTTTGCCGATATTAAGAAAACGTTTAATAGCGTTGATAATGTAGGTAATCAACACTATGTTTTCAACATCAAAGGCAACAACTATCGTTTGGTAGTAGTGATTAAATTCACTATTCAGTTTGTGTATATTCGCTTTATTGGTACTCATAAAGAATATGATAAAATAGATTGCGCTAATATTTAGGATTATGACAAAGATAGAAAATCAAGCCCAATATGAATGGGCGGTGAAAAGAGTAGAGGAACTTCTTCCATTAGTGAAAGATGATACTCCTTTGAATGACCCAAATAGCATAGAATTGGAGCTTCTTTCTAATTTGGTTGCTGATTATTCCGAAGAACATTTTGCATTGGGAGAACCAACACTTGTGGATGTTCTTAAACTTCGTATGTACGAAATGGGGCTTAATCAAAAATCACTTGCAAAGTTGGTTGGTGTCAGCCCATCACGGTTAAGTGATTATATATCCGGTAAATGTGAACCTACTTTAAAAGTTGCTCGTGAGATAAGCCGGAAGCTAAATATTGATGCTAATATAGTGTTGGGAGTGTAAACTCTAAATCTACGATAAGGTTACTATGGAAAAGAAATATCAAGTATTTGTTAGTTCAACGTATGAGGACTTACAGGAAGAGCGAAAAAAAGTAATGGAGGCACTTTTGCAAATGAATTGCTTTCCTGTAGGAATGGAGTATTTTAATGCTTCGGATTCATCACAATGGGAGGTTATTAAAAGTCTTATACGTGAGTGTGACTATTATGTTTTGATTGTTGCTGGACGTTATGGATCAATAGAGGAAGAATCAGGGAAAAGCTATACGCAAAAAGAGTTTGAATATGCAATTGAACAAGGAGTTCCGGTGATTTCGTTTGTACATAAGAATCCAGGAATATTGCCAGGCATAAAAATCGAATCAAATCCCAAATGCAAAGAGAAATTAGAGAGTTTCAAATCTGAAGTCAAAAAGAAACTATGCAAACTTTGGGATAACGCTGACGGACTAGCTTCTCAAGTCGTGTTAAGTTTAAATTCTTTGATCAAAACCAATCCTCGTGTAGGATGGGTAAAGGCAAATGAAGTATCGAGTGCAGATGCAAATAAAGAAATTTTGGCTCTTAGGAAAGAAAATGAAGAGTTGATTAAGCAAATAGAGGAAATAAAAGTAACTCCTCCAGTGGGAAGTGAAATGTTAAAACAAGGAGAAGATTCTGTTTGTTTGCATTTCATTTCTCCGCATGAACAAAGTGTAGAGTTAAATACTACATGGAATAAATTATTTGCTTATTTAGCTCCAATGATGATAAATGAAGCAACAGAATTTGGCATAAACCAAGCATTAAGAGAATTATGTTTTCGTGATTATCGTTTTAATTATAAATCTTTTGTAGAACTTCTAAGTGAGGATTTTTATACCATATTAATTCAATTTTCATCATTAGGTTTGATAGCTAAAAGTGAAAAGAAAAGGGGGATAAAAGATACAAATGTATATTGGACTTTAACTCCTTATGGGTATAATGAAATGATTAAGCTGAAAGCTGTAAAGAAGTAAATAGTAATAATTTTGAAGGCGTGATTCCATTGGTTTCACGCCTT